GTGCCGTGTCAACACCTGCTGCGGCCAGGGCAGCTGCTGCTTTCTCTTTCTGTTTCTTGTCCGACGACGATAGGTATGTTTCCAGTGCTGCCTGAGTATTGCTGATCTGAGCTGCTACTGCCTTCTCATCTCTGGCTGCATCGTCTGCTATATTACTTGCCTGGTTGAATAGGGCAGAGGATTCTCTAGCTGACACAGCGGCATCTTTCCTTGCATCTGCTCGTAATCCAGCTTGCAATTGTGCTTCTGCTCGATTACTAGCCATTTGTTGATCGTAGATATTCTGTTCTGTTTTAACACCTAGATCCTGTAATGCTAGCTTACGTAACTCAGAATTGTACGCTTCTCTTTCAGCGTCAGAAGCCTCACGTCTCCTAGTAGCAACGTCCTGCAGGGAGGTTCGGTAATCCTCGAATTCCTGACCAGTACGCTTAGAGTAATCAACGGATGGAATGTCCATTCCGGGAGCAATTAGCTTCCCGTCTCTAGCTCCCTGAGCATATGCGCCGAATCTAGCCAGTGCCTGACCAACTAACTGAGCCACTTCTAACCACTCATTACGAGTCTTAGCTTCCTTATAGGCAGCCTTCAACTCCTTAGCCTCAGCATCGAATCCAGAGGTATCTACTCCAGCTTTCCTTAGGTTGGCCACAGCATTATCATATGCTTGTAGTCTGCTATCTAGTCTTTTCCTGTCAGCGTCTCTAATCTTAATAATATCACCAGCCTCTACCCCCGCCTCCGCAGAGGGTTCACTGGGTTGTTTCTTCTCTATGGCTGCACCGTATAAGTCTGGGTTAGCAACCGGACCGATACCTCTCATGGAGGACACTGGATTCTGTGGGGATCCACTAGCTTTCTCAGGGGTTAGGGCAGCGCCTGCTGCGACTGCAGCTGCCAGTGGTTTATTCAGTTTGCCTCTGGTCGGAGGGGCTATCTGGCCTTGTGATACATCTGCTGGGAATACGCCGAAGTCCTCGTCTATGTCTCTAGGCTTGAGACCCCAGATTTCTGGATCCTGTTCAGGCCCTTCAACAGGTGACTTAGTAGTGGATAAAGAGCCAGGACCAATGACTTCTGTTTTATTTGCTAAGGCACGGCGGACGGCACCCTCTCCAAACTCTGCTTCTGCTTCTTTGTATCCCTTGGTCTCAATAGCTCTGAGAATATTTTTAGTTAGTACGTCACGTGCAGACATGTCTTATCCTTATTGTGAGGCAGCCAGGCTGCCTAGCCCGCCACCAATCTGTGCCCCGGCCATGGCTCCAGGAGCTCCGCCAATCACTGCCCCGCCAGCAGCGCCGAGAATCATTCCACCAGTAGAGTACATACCTTGCTTATTAGCATAGTCTGCTCTCTCTTTATTGATCTTCTCTCTGAGAGCTGCCTGTGCTTCCGTCAGTTCTCGGATAAGTTGCTGATCTGCTTTCTGTTGTCCGAGTGCCTGCTGTTGCTTCAGTGCCTGATCTATCTTAGCCTGAGCAAATTCGAGAGCAGTAATCTGTCTAGCGGTGACCTGCTGGGCGTGTTGTGCGTAATCTGCTAATTGTTGCTCACTCACCCCAGCCGAGCGTGCGTAGTCCGCCAACTGCCTCTCGGATAGAAACTTGTTACCCATCTGGTCTACTGCAAACTGTTTGCGGGCGTCGAAGATCTCTTGCTTAGCTGCACCAGCCAACTGGGACAGTCTCTTCTCATTGTCGAGTCCCTTCTGCGCCAGTACGTTACCCTGCTGATTCAGTTGCTGTTGTTGTTGCATAGCCTGCTGCCCTAGGGCCATACCGGCAACCTGACCTGCCTGCTGAACCTGTTGCTGTGCGCCTGCTACTGCTGCTTGTCCCTGCTGTGTAGCGGCAGCCTGGCCGATCTGTTGAGCTGCTTGCTTGATTCCCGCAGGTTGCGGCGTGGCAGCGACTGCCTGCTGTACCTGGAAGTCGAGAGCGGCCTTCTGCTGCTTAGCCCGTTGCTGGTTTGCAATAGGCATCTTAGTTGCTAGTGCGTCTATTAGTGATGCCATTGTTATTTTCTTGCCTTCATTAGATTTACATCAGAACTGGGGTTGTTTGTTTCAGAAACAGCCAGATCCTGCGCCTCTTCATTAGCTAGAGCATTGCTCTTACCAGCAGCACCGGCAGCAGCTATGCCACCTGTAATCAATCCGCCGATACCTCTCCACTTACCTGTCTCCTTAGCAGTAGCCAATTCATTTCGAGCCATAGAGAGTGCTGTGTCGAGATCCATTCTGCCCATCTGTCTGCGGAATTCTCTCTCGTCTGTAGCGAGTAGATCCTTATCCCCCAGTGCTTTCCTGAGTAGCTGCTCATTATTTCCGAGGATAGCACGTGTCTGTTCGATCTTGAATGCATTGGCGTTATCTAGACGTCTGCGCTCCCCCTCACGGCGTAACTCGTCTAGGTACTTCCTATCCTGGAGTGCCATGTTAGAAGCAACCTGCTCGAGCGCCGCACGCTGTTTGTCTACTGATATGGCGGCACGATTCTGCTCTAGGTCCTGTAGAAGCTGATCTGTCTGGATCTGTCTCTGCTGTTCCTGTTGTTGCTGTCTGAGATCTAGTTGTTTCTTTTCCTGCTCGAATGCTTGTGTTTGCTTCTGTTGTTGTTGCTGTACCTGGGCGGTCTGAGTATCCGCCTGAGTCTGTGCTTCCAGTAACTGAGCATTAGCTCCGGCAGTAGCTGCCTTCTCTGCTTGTGTGGACATAGCTCCCGGAGGACCACCGGTTGCTTTACCCGAGAGAGCGGCTAGTTGATTGCGAGCCTGGAGCGTCTTATCTCCGGCTCCCAGCAGCTGTATGTTCTGTTGTAGTTTTTCTAGTAATGAAGCCATAGTTATTTATTCTTACTCCAGATCACCTTACCACCTGTGATTCGGTAATTGTAGCCACGATTACGCATGAAGTCGATTGCTTCTTTACTGTTGGATCCGCTCTGTATGATCTTGCTCTCAGCAGCTGACGCCAACTTATTTGCCTCATCTCGTATTGCTGTCTGGTCTATAGTAGGGTCACCATTAGTGCTCTGTAGCAAGTCCTGCAACACGTTGAATATACTTACGTCCGTATGCTGCTTACCAGATGCCCGCTTACTGATGGTGTCCTTAATAGCAGTAGCTGTCTTCTTGTTACGGAATAAACCAACAGCCTCTCTCAGCCTCTGCCCCATCGGTCCGTTTCGTTCTGATACAGCTAGGGCTACGTCTAGTGGTAGTTTACCTGATGATAGATTATCTACTACCTGGTCATTACTCGGCACCTGTGGGTACATATTCAACACAGTTAGATCTGCCTGAGATAATGGCTCTCCCGGAGTTACAACCGCTGCCTGTGGTACTGAGGCACCTCCGAGGATATCCCGCAAGGAGCCACCAGCGTACTTACTGGCTGTCTTTCTCAGCTGCTCTGGGGAATCTAATTGGCCGTCCCCATCAGAATCCAGTATATCACTTCCCTCTGCTGGAGGCAAGCCAAATAATCGTCTCTGTCTATTTTGATTAATGATTGCAGTAGCTTGTGACTTATTGACATCACCCTCAAACATGAAGGATATGAGGGCATCTATGTCCCCTGGTGGGATCTTCTCGAGCTCCTCACGCCGTTTGACTGTCTCCTGGAAATCTGACCACTTCTTACCTCCTGTACCAATGCCTAGAGAGGACAACTCGGCGGGCGATAATCGATTCAATTCCACAGCCAGTGCGGGGTTTTGTTTCAGTGCAAGACCGATAGCCGCCTGCTGTTCCGCTGGTAGTTTACTAGCCCAGCTGAGTAGTGGTGATTTATTTATGTCCACTCTACTTGTAGCACTAATCTCCCCCAGGAGAGAACTAACAACCTCAGCAGGTAACTGCACGCCACCTAACTGTGTGGAATTCTTATTTGCTTCCGTAATCTCACGGGAGGCAGTAACCTCACGTTTCATTGATTCCCCGGCAGTACGGAGTACGTCCTCATACTGTGTGATAAACTTCTTGAGAGGATCTGTATCCGGAAGATTCTTCCAGGAACCGTCAGCTACCATATTGTTGATCTGCTCACTCACGGCGTCATCACTGAGTAGATCTGTGAGTGTTCCTGTTTTCCCCAGGAAGGTGACAGTATCAGCGGAATCCAACTGAGTTCCGAGAGACTCCAACTGGGCGTCTACAGCTGCAGCCCCGGAGGTCGATGCCTCCCTACTCAGTTCACGGTAGTCTGCTCTCTCTGCTGCACCTGCTAGAGGGTTGACAGCGGCTGAGTCCAACTCACTAGTTCCAGCTCCCAGGTTAGTAACCACCTGAGACAGCTGATCCAATGACATACCACGTACATTATCTGGAGTAGTCCCCAGTAGGTCTGCTAGTTCTGTATCAGTAACACCGAGTTCTGGGAGTATGTCACCTACAGCTGTTCCACCTAGCTGCTTAGCTGCCTGGGTGCCTATCCCACTAGCTGAGGCACCCGCTATAGCATTGTCTATACCTGCAGTTATTTCTGCATCAGTCTTACCAGTCAGAGCTGCGACGGTCTGTACTGCAGCAATACGTTTCTGCGGGTCGGGATCGGATAATCCAGCCCAGGCTGCATCGAGATCTGCTTTCTTATTGGGATCGGTGGGAGTGAACGGATTCGAGAGAGCCATGCCCTGCGGTAGTGCGGGAGCAGCTACGGCTTGCTTAGTCGGAGCTGGTCCGACGTTGATGGCTGGAGCGGTGTACTGAGCTGGTTGTTTATTTCTAACAGCGCCAATGAGACTGTTTATCTCGGAGTCACTGAGTCCCTGAGCTGCCAGTTGACTGCGGACAGCTGCAGACTCCCTCTCCCAATTATCGGAAGCGGCATCACTGACAATCGGACCCGGTACAAACTTGGTTAACCCAGATAGGAGGGAGTTAACTGTATCCTGCTTCTGCTTTCTAGTTGCCTCAGCACCTGCCACGGCAGTATTATATGCAGCCTGCTGTTGTTGGAATGCCTGCTCGGCGGCAGCACCAGCAGCCGCACCAGCCTGTTTCCACTGCTCGTAGCCCGTTGGACCAGTAGCTAATTTCTGTACTTCCTTGTCTACATATTTCTGTACGGCGGAACCTGTATCCCCGAGGGCCTGCCGCAGCGTGTTGGCTGTAGTAGACTTACCCTGCTCCGCAGCACTGAGAGCTGACCGGTATCTCTTGTCAGCCTTAGCTTCCTGAATTATATTAATAGTATCAGTAGATTGGCGTAGAGCTGACTGCATCTGATTAGGAGTACCAGCCTGTGCTGCTGACTGCGGCGTGGCACCTACGGCCTGAGCCCCTCCCGGAGTAGTAGGGGGAGCTGTCATACCTGCCTGTCCAGCTAATTGACTAATAGGAACAGATTCCTCAACCAACTGGCCGGAAGCAGTACGCTTCATGCGTTTACCAGGTGAGGCATTCTGTAGCACTGTGTCTCTGAGGGAAGCCATTGTTACTCTCTGTATATGCATCTACATGCTGTAGATGTTTGCTTGCTGTATGTTCTGCGTGATGTCTTGTAGAAGCAGGTCACACATCACCACCCCGGCGGCCCGTTCTCATATAGTGGCATCCTGCAGAGTGCCTGTCAAGCACTATTTGTCACCCTATAGGTTGCCAACACTATTTCTTTCTAGTATCAGCAGCTTGTGTGATGCCCTGACCAGAACCATAGAGACCAACACGGAACTCGACACCAGTCAAATCAACGCCCTCCAGCCGCAATTCGTTACTGACGGTGAGGGAGAACAGAACACCTTTCCGGCGCTTCATGGAGTGCTTTACAACGTAAACATCCTTGCCAACCCGGTCGTCGATACCTGTCTGTTGAGCAGGGGTCTTAATGAGTACCGGGGTAGTAGTATCATATTCCTGCTCTGTATCTATTGCCAGACCTACCTCAGTATCTGAGGAGAACTCGGTACGGTAGATGCCGGTAACAGACTCCAGAACCTTACGTACACCAGCAACCCCGAAGTCTAGTGGTCTGGTCTTGACAAAGAACTGAATAGCTGAGTGATCATCCTGGTAGTCATACTTATCACCACGACGGCGGATAACGAACACTCTACCGGACGTAGTAGCCATATAGGCATCCTGACTCAGGTTACACCAACCTACAGGCTGGAGTCCTGCATACTGGTACCTACCCCAGCTTCCGCCACCAGCTTCCGCCTCATTGGTGTGATCGTACACATAAACCTGTGTTGACCCATCCGACTGCGGTGCTACTAGCTTATATTGTCTTCCAACAGTGTAGTGATGTCCCTGGATCAGATCTGCCTCAGATCTATCTGCTGCCTTCCATTTCCGGTCAATGAACTTACCCACATACTCAACCGACAGATTCTTACGGAGAGCATAGATACCAGATTCGTGTGCGAATATAATACCGTTCTTAGTTATAGACACAGAATTAGGATAGGTACAACCTATACCCTCCGTCTCTATTCTCTGTACTGCATTTCTACCAGCACGCTTCTCATTGATATCTATTAGATAGATGGAGTTCTGCTTGAACACAACTGTGATAGCAGATTGCTGAGCAGCGCCGAATGCCGCATCGCCGAAGAATGGGATGAGACCTGTGATCTCCTGACCATCTGACGGGTTGATGTCAATAGCGGAATCTGATTCGCCATCAAGAGTGACCCACGGATTGTCGATGAGTTCTGGGTAGTTTCTGTAACCAACGAGAACTCTGGAGGGGAATACAGGAGTAGATGCTGGTATAACATCTCCGCTGGACCGCTCAACGTCATTGATGAATATAGAGTAAGCACTGCTTCCATTCCATTCTACACTGGGAGATAGTGTCGATACAACAGGGTTAGTCACATATAGTAAGCCAGACTCACCGATATCATTACCACCACGTGCCATTAGCCATGGCTGGAATCCGGAGACGTAATCTCCGAGAAGTCGCTGAGTAGCGTTAATGGCTATTGCTAGGCGTCGAGCTGCCTGGAACAGGGTGAGAGTAGTATTGCCGTTAACTGAACCGATAGTAGCTACCGTGGAACCGATAGGTACTGGGATATATTTACTGGTACCAGCCAGATACACCTTAGCACTGATAGTGGGGGCAGTAGCAGCAGAGGTAGAGTTAACTGTCACAGAGTAAGGACCAGGACCTGGAGAAACAGCTGCAACCTGCCACCAACCAGCCCTCTCGAGTGAGTTAGCTACATCATCAATGAACACCCAGTCACCAACAGCGGGGGCACTAGCAATAGTGAATGACCAGCTGGTACCTACAGATACACTACTAGTGGTAATAGGTAGGGCCGTGGACACATCTCGCCACTGATATACCAGTGTATTCTGTGGATCAGAAACAGTTGATGGGTTGTTATAGTCTCGCTGGAATTCTACTGTGTGGTTATTCAGAGAAGAGGATGCCAGGGCTGCATTGCCGAATAACTGGAGTGATAGTCTATCGAAACCACGGACGTTACCTAGGAGTAGTGTACCACCACTGGACGTGATATGCTTAGCCCTAGGAAGAGTATCCCAGTTAATACCCAGTTCACCACCAATTAGACCGGAAGCGAAGTCAGCATCAAATAGATTGGAATCCCTGAGAGAGTCAGTGAAATCGATGTAACTCGTACCAGCACTGAAGGATATCCGCTGCTGATGTACTAGATAAAATGTAGGAGCAGTAGCCTGATCTGATATGTCCTGAGTACGATAGACTCTCAGGTAGATCCTGTCATAGTCGTAGTTATCGAAGGCCGGTAATCCTATTAGTCGATGTCTTATGCCAGCATTGCGATCAATCTCGACCTTGTAATCTTCAGACTGTGCCATGGCAGAAACAATGCGATTATTGTTAGCATCTACGGCATCCAGCCGGTAGTAGTACTGGAATAGAGCAGTCTTACGAACATTACCAGTCGTCATACCCGTTAGGGGATTATCTGCAGCAGTACCCGCAATTACGTAGGTAGTGTGAGTACTATCAGATGTTTTCTGACGCAGAGTCCATACACCAGTGAGGCCGGGGAGGGTAACCCTATCTCCAGCATTCAGTGTGGCTACGGCATTACTACAGCGGAATGTACGAGACGTAATATCGAAGTCACCGCCCGCAACTATCTCTACCTGTGTGGGATTATCTAGTACGATTGGATTAGATGCACTGGTATCACCATAGATGAATGCACCTGGCTGCCAGGGCAGTAATCCAGCACGGTATAGATTAACACCGTCATACTTCATGATGGCATCCTCGTGATTAGTCATATACAGATTATCCTGTACCATGACTGAACGGAGGAGTCGCTGCTCGGAGGGAGCAGAGAAGTTGAAGTAATACTGTCTATTTCCCGGAGTCAGAGAATAGTTGTCATCCGGAGATTCAACCGGAATGAATCGATGTGTTACGTCGAATGTGTTTGCATCACTCGATAAGTCTGTCCAGGGTACGGGCTCACCAACCTCAATGCAGTGACCGACAATTAAGCCAGTCTCTGTGTCTGTTTCCTCAGAAGCGAACGTGAATGAGGTGCCATCGACCACTTCTTGTATTAGATGTTCTCCGGTATATACTCCAGCATGTAGTAACTGGACGTATTGACCAGCACGCAGAGATGCCGTGTCGGATACTACAACCGTAGCGAGTATTCCATCAGATGTAATAGATACTGATGCAGTACTGTCTGGATTGACAGAGACTACTCGGAGAGGTAGCTGTGTTTCTGATTGTGTGATAGTATCACCACGCAACACATTCTCAGTTGTCTCATTATCTGATCCATCCCTGAGTGGTATTATGCGTGAGGTACGAGTAGCAGTTAGCTGGACACCAGACTGAATTGTGTAGGACTCAGATAGTCCAGATACTATCCCAGAGACAGTACTACCGGTTACTCCTCGGACGTAACGAATATCCAGAGAAGAGGGTAGTGCCTCCGAGAGTAGCTTATCTCCAGGGAGGAATGGAGCAATTGACTGGAATACTAATTTATCAGTGAAGATACCACCACGACCAGCGCAGGCATTGTCATCCCAGTCAGCTGAGTCTACTCGTGGATTCTGACACCACACAGAGAGGGTGTTACCAACACGGGTTACCTGCTTAATGCGGAAGGTGCCATTGAGACGGGAGAACCCCATCTGCTCTGCCGTGAAATCGTCATCTACTGATATGATATCTGTTACAGTAGTCTCAGTAGTACCATCATCCTCGAACATAGCAAGATTGGGGATTGTCATGTTGTAGCGAACAGTTCCGCCAGCCACACCGGAATCCCACTGAACGGACGTAATAGTAGCCCAGTGATTCTGTAGATCATCACCCGTGATATAACCACGAGTACGACCTGGGGCCTCCCCTGTTTCCCACAAAACTGGAGCTAATACAGTTACTCCAGCAACTCGAGCAAAGAGTCGGGGATACAGAGATCCATATAAATAATTGATACCTGCCTCAGAGAAAGTCTGAGCAGAGTGTAGTACACCACCGAGACCAGCAACAATACGTTGTTCTCCAGCGATGCGGTATGAGTCTAGTAGTTGTACCCATCCACCACGGTCTGCTGATTCCTTCCAGATCTCGGCGTGATCTAGTCCCCAGATCGACATCTGTGGATTTGTATCGACGTCATCAACAGTAACGGTAGCATCGGTTACGCAGAGAGTATTGGACGTAATAGTTCCATACTCCCAGTAGAGACGGAAACCAACACTGCTGGGGGGATTCTGGAATACTACAGTAATCTCGTCAGTACTGGAGTCATAACTGACAACATCCGGCTTCACTAATTCAATAGTACCAGAGTCATCGTCGGCGTAGATTGCCGGGAATATGAATGGGGAATCAGGGGCAGCTAGTGTTATAGTATATGTCGGAGAGGTTGTCTGACCGGTACGGAGGTTGGCTGCTGGGGCTGCAGATAGAATGACTACATAACTGGAAGCAGTGGTAGCACTGATACCAACAGTTACCATTCCGGTAGCAGTATTGATAGTCAGAGATTCGGGCGTAGTCAGGATCCGGTCAGTACCAGACACCAGATATAATCGTGGTACGATCTGGAAGTTGGAAAGCTGATGGGTAGCTGCTGGTATGCTGAATGACTCAACACCGGAACCAGTATGATTGAGGGTCCCGACGTAAACCGACCCAACAGTAGCTGGCTTCGGTAGGTAGTAGGTGAATACAGAGATAGGAGAACCAGTCTGATTGTTCCACTGAACACTCAGGTCGTCAGTAGTAGTATCTACAACCAGGGCGTCATAGTCTACCAGCTGATTACTGAGGTTAGTAGCTGACAGTGATTCTACTGTCTCGAGAAAGATATCACTGGTACCCATACCGTGCTCAGACGCAGGAATACTCAGAGATCCCGTACCAACAGTGAATGTCTGGCGGGTATTCTGGAAGAATCCAGGATAGTACTTAGAGGAAGAGGTCTGTGTGAATGGACCAGCACCCATGGCCTTCGATAGACGACCGTGGACGACGATAGGACTGGAGCGAACAGATAAGAGATCTACAGCTTCATTGAGAGTGAAGCAGATCTGGTTGTCAGTGTTATTGTACTCGATGGACTCTACACGAACAGGCAGATTACCAGCATAGCCAGACACTCCGGGACGCTTCCTAATGTACTTCTGTACAATCTCTGCGTTCAGCGAATCTCGAACAAACCCCTCCGGGATCTGATTCTCGGCGGAGCGAGCATCGATACCACGGCTGAATAGGTCTTCTCGGACGTTTGAGAACTGGAGTGCCATCTAGTCTCTACTCGGGTAGGTGAACCCCTGCGGAGGCGGGGGATTATTTCATAGTGTAGGGCCAGCGTCGGCGGTATGCCATGCTGCTGCCCCAGGCGGGATTACGCAGTTTAATGCGAGTAGTAGTCTCACGACCACCCCAGGTCTTCTCTAGCTGCGCCTCGAATTTCTTGAGTACAGCTTCTTCTGTGGGGGCATCACCACCCTTACTGCGAACAATCTCTGCTACGGCATACTGAATTAGGAAGTTAGTAGTAGGCTGACTGAACTCTGGGACGCATGTACCGGATGCTAGGCAGATCTGATCGTCTAGCTGAACGGTAGCGGGGATCTCATCTCCAATGTCACGGTTCATAACCGAGCTACGAATAGGAGTAGAACGGAAGGTAATGCGATTGTCATCAATAGACTGGATCTGTAGGCTTGCCTTAATTATACCAGTCTGTGCATCTACTAGGTTGCAGTATGATTCCAGTGTATCAGATTCGGTACTAATGTCAGTACCAACTGCATCTACTAGAATGTATTTACTGCCAGTATTAATTGCTGTGATTCGTCCTTGTGGTAGGACTAGAGATTCTGGATTGCGGAAATACCAGACACGGAGGGAGTAGGAGCCATCACTACCTGGAACAATGTAAATCTTCCGCTCAGTGATAGCGTAGTATTGAGGAGTACTAGTTACCCCATCAACTTCTAATTGACCAACATCGTAGGGAGATATACGACGTAATTCTTGATAAGTGCCCTGTACTGCCACCTCAACTCGGAGTACTCTATCCTCAGAGCAATCCTCCGGAATGTCATATTCCTTCTGACCAGCAACTGTCTGTATCGTAGTATTGCGGGTGAAGGGATCTGGATACTTCCTAGCTAGAATAGAAGCAGCGTAGTCGAGACCACGATTCAGTGACGGGAGTATGTCGAGATCCGTATCAACGGTGTCAACATTCTCCTCATCAATCTGTCTACGTATCTCACTGACAATGTTACTTACAGTGTAGAGGCGGCGTGCCATGAGTGCACTCCGTTAGTTACTTCAATTTAGCGGATAGGCCCCGGCGCTTCAATTCAGCAAGAAGTTCGTCATCAGATAGTGCCTCGAGGTCTGCTGCTGCCGGTTCCTCGAGCATGTCGGACATCTCTTCACTCTCACCCTCAGCCTCACCTTCCATCTCGGAAGCCATGTCCTCACTGCCCTCTTCTTCAGACATCTCGTCCTCTGCTTCCTCAGCAGCATACTTCTCAGACATTTCCTGTCCGGGACGTTTCATCTTCTTCGAGCTAGGCATCATTAATTTAGATAGTGAAATTTTCATTATATCTCCCTGTGTTATGTCGGCGATTACCGACTACCTATAACTAGTTTTATAACAATCGCAGCTAGTCCACCGACTGCTGAGATGAATACGGCAGTAGCAATCTTAACGTGACCACGAAGCCACTCGATATTAGATTCAGCCCGAGTCATCCTCTCTAGGTGACTATCGAGCTTATCTTCTATCCTCTGTAATCTGCTAGTAATTTCCGTATCACCAGACATGCTGCCCTCTTTCGTCCATGATATCGCAGTATAGACTCCCTGTCAACGACATTCTGCTAACCCCCTAATTCTACTATATATAATGCAAATAGTAGGTCTCCACCAGAGTGGATGCGATTCTCCTCAGCGCAGGGTGCCCAGTCTAGGGGATTCTTCTCGTGAGTAGCCCAGTCGATGCAGCGATCTGCGGAGGTAGGAAGGCGACCGGAGGGGAAGTATTGTTCGCTGCGGGATGCCAGAAGGAATCGTGGGTAGTAGTCTGGATGTACCCACCTAGCTGCTGCCGCTTGCATTATGGGGGAGTTAGGATTGGAGTCAGCCAGTCCACGGAGTACGTGCCTGGAGTGATCTGACAACCTACCGTAGATCTCCCCTCGCAGGAGCAGTACCAGCACCTGGAGGTGTGCTTCGTAGCCATCTTTAACGATTAGTTGCGGATCGGTCAGCAGTTCGTCCCCTGGGCGATATGGGCCACCGAGGGCGTGAATAACAGCTGCCAGAGTTCCCCGCAGAGTCCTCATTCCGGTCCTAGCAATATCACCCTCTCCCATTACCCAATTATTGCGTTCTCCGTAGGAATACATATCTTGTAGGATGTTGATATCACGGCGAGCCCAGGCATACCACATGACTCCGAGTAGCATGTCTCTACTGATGGAGGACTTAGCTCCATTATTGGGATAACACTTACCGGAATCAATATCCCGGCGAAGCCACTTACCAGGCTCCTCCTCTGCTGCATGGATGTTAGCTACAGGTCCTCCACCCACATCAAGGAGAGCGGTCATCATGAGTGCATCGCAGCGATCTGTTTCTATGAACCCATTAGCATTCTGCCGGGATGGAGCTAGCGCCCGGTAGACAGCCTGTTTCTCCAGTAAATCCTGAGGCAACTGGTATCGGTGAGGAACGGAAGGGCTGTCACTAGATTCCCCACGACTAGCGCACCCGGATAGCAATAGTAACATTAATATGGAGAGTATTATTCTAATCATGTGAAATCCTTAGTCTATAGCGTAAGATACAGCAAATGATCCCCTTGGACCGCCAACCGTTCCTGTGTTTGTGAAGTTATCGTCTGTGAATGACTTCCTAACCGATATGTCACCATTGCTGTGAACAGTAAGGTATCCAGGTTGGGCTACGTCAGCTGAGTTGTTTCTGACGAATACTGGTACATAATGAACCGATAGTGCTGGTCGAATCGCTGCCGGTATAGCACCAGAAGCAATTAAGTATGCTGCGACAGTGGATGTGTCAGTGACCTCTGGTATATCTAAAGTAACCAGCTTACCAAACCGCCGGTATCGGATTGACACACTTTTGCTAAAAGGCCCGGTAAAATTAGCTGTAAATGTACCAGAATCCTCCCTACTAATAAGGCCACTCTGCGTTGCCGTTGCAAGACCAAATCCTACTGCTTGTCCACCGGAAGATTTTTTTAGTCTCCAGCGCATACCTCCAGAATTTGGACTTGACCAGTTTCTCCCAGCCGACCCAAATGTAGTACCGTTCGCCTGTGCATACTGCCCAAAATAAACGTCAACATCTGTTGGTGATCCTGTTATGTAACGCAAACCTATACCGTATGTAGCTGTATTTTGGACGCCGTAAACGGATACACCCTGATCCTCATCGCCGATAAACGTCACCCAAGGAGCATTGCTGTTAGATTTTATTTCTAAGGTAATGTTGTCTGTAGCCTGTATGGGCGTTGAAAAGCGCACACGTTTAGCTTTAGCCGTAGTAAGTGTGCTAGGTACTAATCCGCCATCTGGACCAAATCCGAAACTCGAAGTGTCTGATGTGTCTGCTGTGGATGTATTATAGGCATACTCAACATCATTCTGAGCCAAATTAACAACACCGCTACCGGCCCATTCGGTTATCGGTATTTGTAAAACGAGGTTCAAGTCGCCCCCGGCAGTAAAATCAGCGCCAGTGAAGTTTGTTGCTGCGCCGTTTTTTCTTATTTGAAATGTCGTCGAACTTGTAGCTATTACATCAACATGTGGGCCATAAGTTGCCCCAGAAAAAGATCCAGAACCGAGCGGCCAGTTTGGTGGTAGCAAGCCAGTAGCAATAGTGTACCCGGATGGCATTGTAAAAGTAACAAGGGATGCACCAGATCCACTAGATCCATCCTTTACGCAACGAAGCTTTACATGCAACACCTCGCCGTCACGATACCCTGTAGCTGTATTTGTGGCCGATCCAGTGCCAAGATTAGTCGGGGTTGGGAATGTGATAGCTGATACAGGCCCAACCACCGCTCCCTGCGGCTGAATCCCTGGCCCACTAATTACATTCGTAATATTTAATGCAGTAGTACCGGCAACCCTGACAATCCTCAACTCATAGTAGTCAGCGTCATCTGAATCATAAGTTGTAGTATATTTGCCAGTCGCATTAGGTATCGCAGATGTTCCCGAACTATCCGTTGATAGGGCAAATTCAGTATAGCTGCCTGTGTAATCAGACAGTGAGTTTTTATAAACCTCGACTTTAAGATCGCCGCTTGCGTATCCAGACAGTGGCCTCTGATGCCACTCTAGTTTCAGTTTTTTATTCTTGAGGGCAGCAGGCATTGTCCAGCGATAACGGACGTAATCGGTGCCAGAAACGGGAGTGATCTTAATCGCTGAATCAACTGGACCTTCTAGAGGTAAGTCACTGGCTGTAGTTGTTCTAGCTACGGTGATGCCTGCACCAGAAGCCACCCATCCTGTTATCGCATTAGCAGCCGATGAGTTCTCAATAACATTAATTTCACCGGAACCTCCAGCAGGGAATTGCCAGGAAGGAAGGCCACCCACCGACGTTAATACCTTACCCTCCGAACCAATAGCCAACCGATCATGTGACCCACCATCCCGGTAGATTAAGTCACCAGTAGTTGTAGTGGGAGAGAGTGCGGTGAATGCTGCAGATGCCGTGGTTTGACCTGTGCCCCCATTCCCTAGTAGTAATGTACCGGTAACTTCTGATGCTAGATCAGTAGCACCTGTGGTTAGGGAGGTACCACTGGAACGCACCGGGCCAGCCGATGGCACAAGGCCGATGGTACCAGCTGCATCTGGTAATACAATATTCCGGTTGGCCGTCTGAGAGGTGAATAGTTTCGTCTTAGTGCCTGCAGTACCGGTAACATCGAATTCCAACTCAACAGTAGGATCGCTGGTATCTACAACACGGGTTGTGGTGTCATCCAGTTTCTTGTTGGTAAGCGTTACAGCAGCTGCATTCTTAGTAGCATCTGATGTGTTATCGACGTTGCCGAGACCAACATCCCCCTTAACTAGACCAGTAGGTGAGCTGATAGCAGGAGAGGTGAGTGTCTTATTAGTCAGGGTCTGTGTAGAGCTATCTGTTACCAGTGCACGGTTAACACCGGCGAGATCGGGAACAGTGAGCGTAGCATCGCCGACAGTCTGAGTCGCTGGATCAATAGTTACCTTACGAGATGCCTTACGCAGGATAACCTGTGTGATCTCCTCGATCTTTCCAAAAATCTTCATATGTTACACTCCTATTCCCGGGTGACTCCCGGCTGAGATGCTTCCTGCCTGTTGCAGGACGTTATAGGAAACAGCCCCCGGAATTACCGGGAGCCTACTGTTCTATTAGTTACGGATTACAACTGTCCAGTTACCACCGACAGTAGCTTCCGAGCGAGTGAGATCCACTTGTGAGGTAGAACTGCGGTCAACTGAGTCAACATATACAGTAACATCGTTCTCGTCATATACCTCAACTAGAACCGCTTTTGTACTGAATGTGTGAGTACAGGCTTTAGTAGCTGAACCATCTGTCCACACAAAAGATTGAGCAGATGAGCCAGCAGCTAGGTCAGCGATGGATTGTGCCGTAACCTTCTTGAGTGCGTTGGAGTCAGAGGCATCTGCGATGAGGATTAAGTCACCAGCAGCAGCAGTTACAGAGGTAGCAGCATTGGGGTCAACTACCAGGTTGCGGGTAGTGGTGAGATCGCCTCCACCGGAGAGACCTGAGCTAGCTCCCGTTGCAATCGATACAGAAGAGTGATCGATGTGTTCGTTAGCTACGAAGCCGGAGAGGTTATCGTGAACAATCTGTGCATCGTTAGTTGCAATGCTGTTACCGGTAATGGTGATACCAGTTCCACCAGTGTATGCTCCAGCAGCAGAGAACTGTGCGAACGTGATGTTATCTAATCCGACGTTATCTACTGGAGAGGTCTGTACGAAGCCCTTACCACCGTTGAGCGTACCACCAACTACGAAGACAGCAGCTGAGTTTACCTCGTTAATTGGACTGGTAGAGTCCATGTCAGCAGCACGGGAAGCAGGAGCAGCAGCTGCAATGACGTAGATACCGTTCTCTTTTGGGTCAGTCTGGTTCTTAACAAGAATCCGGTCGCCAGTACTGAAGGTGACGTTGTCGTGAACAGCTCCGTCTACGAGGTCGATGCTGGTTACGTTAATGTTACCAGTAGTAGCACCGAGAACTGGCATCTTCCAGCTAAGGCCATTGATAGCATTATCTACGTAGTTCTTGTTAACCGCATCAGTACCTGCCGACGGTGCAGCTAGGTTCGTGATTGAGTTGGAACCCATGTCGATGTTGCCAGACATTGTTCCGCCAGCTAGATCTAGCTTGGCATCTAACTGTCCCTGGATACCTGAGGTGACACCGTTGAGGTATTGGAATTCTGTGTTAGAAACAGATCCATCAGCTAGTTTAGCTGCATCGATAGCAGCACCAGCCTTGATGTCTGCGTTCTCGATGTTGGTGACAGCTACGACGTCAGCGTCCACTGATGAGCCAGCGCCGAGTGTCTTGTTAGTTAGGGTCTGCGTGCTGGTTGCAGATACAAGTACCTGATCAGCGTCACCGGGAGGTAACTGCATATCCCTGCCAGAGGTATATGTAGTAGATTGGTTAGGACGTACCGTGATGTCCTGACCATCCTTGCGGAACAGTAAGGACACTAGGCGGGAAATGGAACCGAAAATACGCATGTAGTGACTCCTTGTTTATGCGTGAACTATAACCCGCCACGAACCGGTCGGGGCCTCTGATGAGGTCAATTGTATATTGTTAGCGTCAGTAACAGTGACATCGACGCCTATTAGTTTACTGGATTCGTCTATTACGGACACCAACACATCGGTGGAAGTTAATCCGTGACTGATATTCTTAGTTGTTCCATCCAGAGGTAACCAGTTAGCTGCGAAGCTATTGACGTCACCGGAGGAACCAACAATGTCTGCCAGAGTGGCCAGTGTTCCGGACGTAGGTAACACTAGAGACGTGGGACCTGTAGTTGTCAACTGAACCGCATGACCGCCTGTGAGGGTCAGGGAAGCGGAGAGGGATAGATCTCCCAGCAGTTCAATGATGCGATCAGAATCACCGAGTTTAATAGTAGCTACTCGGTTAGCTGTAGCCTGGGAGTCTGAGTCGTAGCGTACAATTACCTTATAGTCAGTGTCCTGATCCGGTAAGGATAGATCGCCTTCTATAGCTAACTCACGACCACGAATGAATACTACACCAGTAGTTCCATCTCCTCCCCTGCGTGGGGATTCTGGCTCAATTACGATGTCACCAGCTGATCGGAATGAAGTAGTCTCAGTAGTATCAGTAGAGATAATACCACCGAGAAGATCAATACGATTGAGATTATAGCGAGCATCCGCCGTTAGATCGGGTGCTACTCGCAATCGCAGGTTTCGAGTGTAGGACTCGGACATCTAACTCTCTGTTGATAACTAGGTGCATGTTGTATCAGATCCAACACAAGCCTGTTGGCAACTCACAACTCAGCACTCACCCCGGTAATCGACTCTAGGTCGGAAGGGCCTGCCATGTGACGGCAGCAATTAGTAGTAGTAGTAGCTGTGTGGAGCCACGAAAGCCCCACACACCGCAATCAATTAGGTGAAGTTGCGGATCTTAACGATGCTCTTTGGGTGCTTACAGATTAACACCATGGTAGCCTGGAGGTAGCTAACCATCGAGTTAACATACTCACCACCAGAGACCTTCAGGTGGAAGTCATCTGAACCGTTAGCAGCCTTCACAGCAGCGAAGTCTGAACCATGCAATTCGATAACTTTCTCACCGGCCTTGGTTTCTGGGAGAACCCAGATACGCTTGGGGTGAACGTATTCGGAGTCAACCAATTCGATTGAATCCTGGCGGTGCTGAATGCCGAAGCGTTGTGCACCCATGCCGTCGCCCTTACGCTTGTCTTCCCACTTGATGAAGCGACGATCACCTTCACGGCTCTCGATCAACTTCGACTGGGTCTCAGGGGCACACATAGCTTTCTTCCATGCATACTTACCCTGACCTACTGCAACCTTAGCCTGGTCCATAGCAGCGTTGAAATCGTTGAGGTCCAATGCACCAGCACTACAGTCACGCTCGCTAGCACCAGTACGTCCGCTCATGGTGATACCGTGAACAACACGACCGTCGTTAGCAGCGAGAGACTCGAGACCAGCCAACATTTCCGTAACAGTGCCGTAGTCCGAGATGGACGCCGTCAGGTCTGGAATAGTGGGTTGATCGTACTTGTAGAAGACTGCGCCGGAAGCAGGTTGAGTCGAGATGGTTGAGATCGTACCAGCTGACTCAAACGATGCATTGAGGCCCTGCAATTTCAGGGTTCCAGCTTCACGATTCTTGTCAACTACCTTCCAGTAAACTGGCTCAGTTGCAAGGTTCGTATCGAGAGCAGTAGCGGTGCTATCTGGATCACGGAGGATCAAGATCTCATCGAACTCTGCGTCACCGACGTGACCCCGGCTCGAGTCACCCTGATCGAGGGTAACAACGACCTTGTCGGAAGCAGGCGAGGTAACTGCGAAGGAGTTAGAACCGACCTGAGCAATAACACCAGTACCGTCCTTATAGAAGGCACGAGCAATCTCACGCTTGTTCGACGTAGCCGACGAGCTGAGGATTACCTGGAGTGGCTCTGCATACTTCTCTGGGCTTGCCTTAGCACGCTCATACAAGTTTGCTTCGAGTTCGATAGAAGCATTAGCTTCCTTCATGAATGCTTCGTACTCATTGATCTGTGGCTGGAATGCCCGTGGGTACGGACGATTCTGCTGACCCGGCTTACGCCACTGGACGTTCGACGGGAGAAGACCTTCCTGGAAGGAGAAGCGGAGTGACCGTGGAGCATGTCCCGACACCTTAGCCATTCGGACTTGCTCGAAGTCACGATAGTCTTCGCTCATCTGAACACGGAGACCCTTCGAGAAAGCGATCTGAAGGATCTGGCCCAACGGGAGGGCGTTAATGTTTGTAAATGTCATTGTGTAATTTCCTGTTAATTAGTTAGTTATTTCTTACCTAGAGCTCCACGGTATTTCCCGAAATTCGAGAACAATGACCGGAAGTCTCCTTTCGATATAAGTGACTCTGCTTCAGAGCGTGCACCACCTCGAGCGTAGGCAGTAGTTGTAGCCGCCTGTGCTGCCTCAGTTGCTTCCTGCTTCTTCTTATTAACTACAGCAGCTGCCTTTTTATCTGCTGTAACTCCTAAGCGTTTGCGGAGGCGTCCTGCGGTCTCACGGAAGGACTGTTCAACCAGTTCTCGTGTGATCTCAACACCCTGTTCCTCATATGGCTTGAGTCGAGCCATAGCGGTGTTCCATAGTGTTTCGTCGAACAATGCCTCATCTGCCTCATCTCCGAGCTTACCGTCGAAACGATACTTCTCGAATACTGGGTTGATGCGGGATTGCAATTCGGCTAATTGCGAGGCTTCCCTCTCCTCAGCCATTTTCTTCTCCCATGCAGCCTTCTCTTCCCGGGTACGACCGAGTTCCCTCTCGAGACGTTCCAGTCGCTCTTTCTGCTCGAGTGCTGCCTTCTCCTGTGGAGACGCATTCTCAAGAAAACGAGCACGATCAATATGCCGCTGGATGAATTCCTGGGAAGCTCCCTGACGTCCTGCCAGTAGGTCGAGAACACCTAGCTCGCCATCCTTCTCATAAGCCTGCTCGAGAGCATCGAGAACCCTGCGGTCCTTTTCATACTTCTCTGCAATTGACTTCTGCGATTGGATGGCTCGGTCTTTCTCAGCCTGCCACTTCCTTGCACCATGCATCATCTCGAATGCCTTCTTGATGGCTGCACGATCAGAGTAGTCGATCTCGACTCGTCGCTTAATGCCGTCGTCACCAGTAACTACAATAGTCTCTTTCCCAGTAGGTGCCGTCGAGGCCGAGGGCGCAGTGGTAGCTGCGGGGTCGGTACTCTCCGGGTCTGTCTGAGTTTCCTCTACAGAGTCAGTCTGGCCGTCGGTATCCCAATCATCGTCTACGGAATCCGATGCGTGGGCGACATCATCTCTACCCTCAGGCTCCGGAGCTCCTGCTTCCGGAGTGGATTGTTGCGGTTGTCCCAATTCTGCCATTGCTTCTGCAATGAATGATTGAGCCTGCTTAGTTGCCATGATATATTCTCCCGGCGGTCTCATCTCAGAGATACGCCATTCGTGCCGCCTGTTGACCCCGTCAGCAGGGCACCATGCCGAGTGATAGGAGGGCGGGACGTCGGTGAGTCTAGTGATATAAACCATGCTGCCTGTTACAGCAGCACGGTATTATTGGGGGTGAATGAAGTATGACATTAATTCTAGAAAATGTCAATAGTTATTTCTTAATGCGAATCTCGAAGTGAGGCATGTCTATGAATTTATTCCAGTTTCCGCCCCAGTCGAGGGACACTCCGAGTTCACCTGCAACTGCCAGTACTACCTCAGCCATCTTCTTGA